GTGTTTCAGTCTGCTTTGCGACTTCTTCGTTTAAAGCGGCTTCAAATACTAAAGATATTTTAGATTTGAAATCTTCTGATAAATCTTCGCCTTCGATGATTGACTCAATTGAAGATTCAACAACTACTTCTTCTACTGTTTCAACTTCAGCATCGGCTTCTGTTTCTTCAGCAGTAGGAACTGGCTTACCTGCATCACCTTGGTCAGGTGTTACTTTCTTAGCATCAGCAGCGCCTTTCGGCTCATCAGTAGCAGTCTTCTTCAGCTTGTCCTTTTTACCCTCACCACCCTCAGGTGCTACAGGCTCAGGTACTTCTGAGACTCCATCATCGGCAACGAATTTTTCTTCTAAATCTGCCATTATTTTTCTCCTTTAATTTGTTTTAAATTTACAAATATCTAATTATAATAAACTTATCTATTCTATTTATAAAAAGTTAGTTTCTCAAAGAACGAACGAATGTTTCAAACATTCTGTATGCCGTTGCTTCATCAATAGTCTTTACTACTTTTCTATATTGTTTTTCGACTTCTTCCTGTACTTGTTCAACAACTTGTGTTGCTTTCCAGTTACCTGAAGCTATATCGTAGTAATACTCTACGTTCTCCATGATACCATTTACGAACGCATTTGGTGCTGAAGGGTCAGTAACAATATCAACAGTAGAAAGGTGGAAATCCTTTTGTACTTCCATTACTCCATCTCTACCTGCCTTGACCGAACCAAGACCTCGAGTCGAAACTCCAATCTTTACTCCTTCGTCTAATAGGCTTTTAACGATTTCCCCCATAGGTGTCGATAAGATTTTAGCCTTACCATAAAAATCGTTCTTATCGCGTTTCATTTCAGTAATTAAATGAGAAACACGATCCCCATTGATTTGTGGACCATCAGGGTGACCTAGTTCTCCAAGAGAACGTTTTGTATCAATAAATTCTGTTTGATAACGATTCATTTCGCTTTCCAACGTCGAGCTTGGATAAATTCTTCCGTTGCGATTCTTAATATCTCCTTGCATAAAGATACCTTCAATAAAGTAATTCTTTTTACCGTCTTCTTTAGCTTCGGTAATTACTTCGCAACTTTCTGTATATTCTGTTATTAAATTCATAGCTTTCACCTATTTATAAGTTATTCTTAGCAAATTCCAAGATTTCACTATATCCTGCTTCATCAGCAACCATAACCTTCCACATTTCTTTAGAATTTATTTCAGTTAATTCTTCGAACATTTTATTTAATAATGCTGCATCTTCTTCTGTAATTTCAACTGAAGTTGCATTTTCTAAATCAAATTTTCCTGCTTCAATAGATTCTCCAAAGGCTTTGGCAAATATCTTAGCCGCTCCCATTGGACGGCCTGTTACCATTTGTTCGCCTTTAGCATATGCATATAATGATTTAACATTTGAAAATACTTCTGCTAATTTATTTTGCCACCACTCTTCAGGATCTACATTTTCTCCTAGGTAATCAGCAATCTCGTTCGATGCGTAACATATAAATTCTAACTGTCTCATCATCATAGGAATTTCTTGTTGGGGACTTTCAAGCAATTCTTCCTCTGTAGAAACTTTATTCAACATTTCTTTGAATGTTAGACTGATTGTTTTACCGTTTGAATCTTTAATTGTAACTTGACTTGGAGCAGGCTTTGGCTGTTGTGTCAACGTATCTGCAGCCTCTGATTCTTTTTTATCTGATTTCTTTTTAGGATGCTTTTCCGCATTAAGCCGATCTCCGCCACAACCAGACTCTCCAAGTTCATCCATGCACATATCTACCATTGCTTTAAGTTTGTCTTCATCAGCTTCTGGGTGCATTTTCTTTATTTCTACAAAGCTTAATCCATCTTTACACATGTCCATAACATGAGATTTTGAAGGCATATGTGTTTCTTCTTCCATTGAATCATCTTTCTTTTTGTCTGATTCTTTAACCTTCTTATTTACTCCAAGTATTTCAGTAATAGATTTTTTAATCTCTACTTCTTCTTTAGCAACTTGTTTACCTGCACCTGCGCGCTGAGGTAGCGTTTGTGCTACTTTATTTTTGTATGCCTTATCGTAGTCAGCTTCGTCGTTAACCTTATCGGCAGGTCTCTTTGCATCTTCTTTACCTGCTATCTCTCCAGTAAAAACGTGGTCAGGAGCAACAGGATGACGTATTAATTCAATTGTGTGTTGATCCTTAAAGCGCATTTCTTCGGGAGACTTTGGCTGGGCAACTTCCGAAACTAGATCTTTAAAATTTTTCATGTTTAGTCCCTAATATTTAATTTATATTACCTATTTATATTAAAAAGGATTATCCTCGTCTTCATGACCTCCAGCATCCTTTTCCTGCTGTATTTCATCTTCCATTGTTTGCATATCTTCGTCAGACATTTGAAGAACATTACGTGTAATCCACTGATGAGAGAAATACTTTCCAGTATATTCTGATATATCTCTGAGAGTATTCAATCTTTCTCTCAAAATTTCAGCTTCCTTCAATTCTTCAAAATAGTTATCCTTAACGAAGTCATACCTTAAGTCGTTTCTAATTTCGTTAAACTCTTCAGGTGTTAATATACCTTTAAGTACTAACTGTTTTTCTAAAACGACATTAAACAACCATGAAAAACGAGTCCTAATTCTCCTAATAAATTTGCCAAACTTTAATTCGTCTCGAGTAATCTCGGACGTTCTACCAAAGGTTGCCATTGCTTCTGGCTCTAAACGAGTTAAGGGTACTTTCAACGCCTTATATAATTTACGTTGAAAATACTCTAAGTTTTCGTTTCCACTCAAACCTGGTGCATTACCACCAGCTAAAGTATCTACCTCTGTTGATCTTTCGCCACCTCTACGAGGAAACCAAAAATCTTCAGTCATTGTTAACATTTTTCTAGCATCGGTGATTTCACCTGTACCAGAGTTATATTGTAATTTGTTCTTATGGCGAGACATCATATCTCTTAAATACTGTTCCGCCTTATTCTTTGGCAAATTACCTACATCAATATAAAAAATCCTTCTTTCCGGTGCTCTCGTTAACGTATAGATAACAACAGCATCTTCCAACATACGAAGTTGATTTAACGCCTTCGTTGCTGGATGTAAATGAGATAATACTAAACTGTTATTCTCATTCATCAAGCCTGAAGTTACTCTTGCTATAGAGTCCTTCGCAATTTTTATTCCTGATGTACTTGTAGAGCCACCGGCTCCTGTACCTGCGTTCTGAAACCCAGTTTCAGAATACATATAATATTCATTCTTAACTTTCTTAACAGGTACACCAGAGTGTTTATCTTTCTGTTTTTTATCAACTTCTCGAATTAACTTTAGTTTTCGAGGATCAACATATCTTAATTCAACTACACCTTTCTTTACGTCATCAGGATCAATAATAATATGATAGTTCAATCTCCCATCAACGTAAAATTTTGAAAACATATCATAAGCATTGTTTGTAAAATCAAATAATGCAAGTATGCTATCAAATTCTTTAACAACAGTCTTCTTTACTTTATCAGGTAAATCGGTTTCTCCTAACGAGATCTCAACAACCCTATCATCTGTATCGACACTAATTGCTTCGTTCACAATGTCATCCAGAGCCTGACTTATTTCAGGTTGCATTGCCATGTGACGATATTTTGTAATAAGTTCAGATTCCGTTTTAGCGGAACCTTCCATATCCAAAATTGTATTATAAAATCCACCGAGAGCATTACCAACCGTAATTGCTCCATCTTCATTAGAGGGTTCGGCAAAAGAAACCGGTATCGCGGTCTCCTCTTCTGCCCTCTTTATATCAAAGCCAAAAATTTTCAAAATATCACCTATTTAATTATGTAGTAGGAATTCCAGTTGCACCCTCAACTCTCCATAAATCATATGAGAAGGTTGCAGAGAATTCCTGAATTGCGTCGTTAGTTGACCAATCCATTGCGATCTGTGAAACCCCAGTTGGGAACAGACCTTCAAAAACATACGTTCTAATTGGATCACCGCTTTTACTGTATTGAGTAATCAATGCATTGGATTTATAATCCTGCGGTAATGAGCGTACATTTGAATCATGCGAATTTAACGCATTCAACCACGCTTCCAATGAGTTACGTACTAAGAAATCTTCATCATTTATTACTGTTACTTCCCAATCAGCAAATGTTCTATCGCCAGCATATTTAACCTGTCTTCCAAAGTATGGAACCGTAAATGATGCCACATCAGACGCAGGTAACCCCGCAGTCTTAATCATAAACGGTGCCTTAAAGTCGGCAGACGGATCTACTGGGTTGAGGATTTGCACTTGGAATAGATTGGAACGAGCACCACCGCCAGTAAGCTGCGATTTAAACTCATTTATATTAAATGCCATTCTTATTCTCCTTTATTTAAAATATTTATACTGTTAGAGCGATCCAACAATTTCTTCAAACTCAACCCCGCTTCTTGTAGCAACAAAGGTTAGCTCAATCACATTGATTGAACGTGCAGGCTTAATAAAGATATTAGCTCTGAACTTACTTTGATCTACAATTGCTGGTGTATTAACTGTTTCATCAGAAACTACTCTAAAATCAACAATACCTCTTCTGCCTTGAATATCTCTCAAGAATGGTTCAACAATTCCCTTGAACTGAGCTTGAGTAAATTCATCGTTCATTTCAAATAAGAACGATTGAGCAGCATTTGCGATTGCCTTTTCAACTGCAATGAATAGCCTTCTAACATTGATTCTATCAAATGCACTGTTCTGACCTAAACCTGTCTTATCACCGAATAGGACAATTCCTTGACCTACTTGACTCATTATTGGATTAACTTCAGCACTGTATAATTGATCTCTTTGAGCCTTGTTAGGATTAAAGGCAAGTTTCACAACATTTTTGATTACACCCTTACGGAAACCTGCAGGAGATTCAAAAGGTTCAACTCTTGAAGAAAGACCTGCTACATCACCATTAAGCGGAGTATATCGGTATACATCGTTGTATCTGTCGTATCTGTATTTGTAACCAGAATCCATTACATAGTATGAAGAACTAGGTAAAGCATTCTTATATGCAATTACATTTGCGAGTTTAGTTTCTGTTTTGCTTTCGTCAACTACATCAGACTTAGCAGGTGAGATAAACGCGATCGTATCTTTTCTGTAATCTGCAATGTTAGATATAAGGTATGTAGCAAGATTACCTGCATCATCACCTTTACCTTGTAATACAAAAGAAACATCAATTTCATTTGAACTCTTAAACAAATCGTATCCTGCAGCAAGATCTGCTAACGTTGCCGCTGATTCAGTTCTACCTGCTGTTCCACTTGCTAATGATTCATATTCTTTTGTTTTTGATTCAAAATGAGTTGTGTTAGCAACTTTGACCCAAGCTGATTCTTGTTCAACAACTTCTTTATAGTAATTAGTCTTACCGCTTGATAGTTTTGCTGTGGGTGAAATTGATACATCAGAATATGTTTCTAGTAATGTTCCTACTGTTCCACTAATTAATCCATCTTCGTCAATAACGGCAATATGATAGTTACCAGTTTGTGGTGCCTTACCGAAAGAACCTGAATATCCCCATTTCCTTTCAATGGAAAGTTTATTCAAATCAGTTTCAGGAAGTCTGAATGCTTGACCTAAAGTAACTGTGTAGTGGTATGCTGTAGTTAATACTGTATTTGCAGTAGGATCACCAGCAGAGTCTCTTGCTTCTTCAACAATTGAAGAAACTGGAATTGATTGGTATCCAACTGAATCGTTACCAATTACAAAAATATCACCGTCTGCGATATCTGCAACTGTAATTCTCTTTGCTGGTGCAACTTCGAAACCTAATGAAGTTGCGTTAAAAGTAGTTGTTTGACTGGTGTTCTGCTGTACACTATTTCCAGTTATTCTTGTTGAAGGAATATCACCTACAACAATAATATCTGAAGCAAAAGTAGTATCTTTAACATACGCAACTTCCAAGGAATTACCAAGATCCCCAGGATATTTGGCATCGAATGAACCAAACGTATGTAATGCACTGTTAGCATTTGACGTATCGGAAGCCGATGCTGCAACTGCGCCATTATCGACACGAGCTACATATAAAGCATTTGCGTATGAAAGGTAATCTGCTGCTACAAAGAATGTTTCATAGTTGCTGTCATCAGGTGTACTGAAACGATTTACTAATTCATTCTCTGAAGAAACAAGTACTGCCTCGCCAACAGGACCCCATCTGAAAACACCAGCTACTGCTGCAGGCGGTGTTGCGATGGCAGGAACCGATGCTGATGCGTCCACCTCTCGAACAATTACGGAAGGACTTACGGAAAAAGCCATATTATTCTCCTTTAAATTATTATCTATTTAAAACCTATTTTTAATTTATAGTTATCACAGTTTTATTTATAAAAAATGTTATATCTCAAAACTTCTCTGAGGATATTCGATCCAACCTTGCTCATCAGCTATAGGATCTCCTGTATCAATAAACCCAAAAGGTAACAATTCTTCATCAAGCTGTTGTTCTGTTTTTTCTTTTAAAGCCGCTAGTGTATTAATATCTGTCAGTTCTCTAAAAAACCTTTGGTCTGATAACCAGGCAAATATAACTAAATTCATGGCGAGATCATCGTTACATCCCGCTTCAGCTTCATAAGAATTACCTTTTTTGGAAAATCGTGATAACTCCTGTATTGTATTATAATCTTGTATTATTAACTGATTTTGTTCAATTAATAACTTCAAAATAGAACAACCTTTAGATTTTACACTTTTTGTTGTTCGTATTCCATGATCTGCGCGCTTCCCTCCAAAACCACTTGAAACTTGCTTGCCTGCTCGACCTGCATTTTCTGTGAAGAGAAGATTCTCATAGCCGTAGTCCATTAAGAGTACATCAGCAACTTGTTCGCCGATATCATTAATCTCAATCAATATAGCACTCTCATTATACATCAGCCCTATTCTATATATAACGGAGGCAAAGTCTACTGGACTTATAGTATTATCCTGAAAGCAACAAACTTGCTTATACGGCATTTCCGTTACATCAAATATAGTAAAGGTTGAATAGTCTAATCCTTTACCTCTTGACACATCGACCGTCATTACATACGAATGACCCGGCTCGGTCTTATCGTATTGCGTAACGTTTTCGCTTTCAGCTATTGGGCGTGAAGGAGCAAGTTCTTTTAATTTTGCTCCACTTATAAGAGTTCCTGAACTGCCTAAAAATTGACAGCAGTACTCTTGATTAAATTTTTCTATATCAAAGTCTAATGCTTCGAGAGTTTCTTCTTTCCATACTTCATCTCTACCGGGTACATCGTGCCACATAACCTCAACATATTCATAACCGTTTGTACCTTCTTTAGCACCTTTACATGTTTTCCAAAAGTGGTTTAAACCATTCGGAGTGGAAGTCATCAATAGTTTTGTACTCGAACCTGATGAGATTGTTGGATATACAGAAGCAAAGAATTCATCGAAGCCTTCAATAAATGCAACCTCATCAAGATATAGAAAAGAAATAGACTTACCACGAATGGCGCTTGAAGTAGTTGTTCCTGCATATATCTTACAACCATTTTCAAGAGTTATGTTACCTTTATTCCATTCTTCAATACCTTGCTGCATCCATTTAGGTAAAGCCTCATAAGCTAATTGAATACGACTTAACACCTCTCTGGCTGCATCACCTTTGTTTGCTAATATGGCTATTGTTTTAAATTCGTTAAATAAAATGTAATGTAATATAACAGCAACCGCAGTTGTAGTTTTACCACTTTGTCTTGCAGTTAATACAGCAACACGTCTTGTATCTGTAATTTTTCTTGTAATTTCTTTTTGGTAATCATACATATTCAGCTTAACTAAACCTTTATCAACATGTACGATTTTAATATAATTTTCGGCGAAGTAAACAGGATCTTGTGCGCATTTCATATACTCTTTTAACATTTCAGGAGTAAATTCAATTTGCTCTCCAATCTTTTTAAGATAAGAGTTACCTAAGTATCCTCTATCCATCTTCTTTATCACCTTTTATCATTTTCAATAAATCTGCAGTAGATACTATTAAATTGTTATTTGTAATTTGTGCTTGATTTGAAGTATCTTCTTCTTTAGCATATCTTTTCTTTGTTGACATTTCTACGTAATCTTTGTTTGCATCTAATAATGTTTTCATAAGAGTTGATACAACCTCAAATGCTCGAGGTGATTCAGATTGCTTTGCTATCTCAACCATTTCTTTAACTGAATCGTCTCCAAGATTAATAATATTCTCAATATTTGCCTTTGCCAATTCGATATCTTGTAAGTTTTCTTCAGCTTCTTTTGATATAATAGCAGGAGGTTGAACTACACTTTCTTGCGGTAAGTTTTTTACATCGTCTACACTTTCTATAAACTCTTCCTTTTCATTTGTTGAAAAAGAATTAAGTGGAAGATCATGTCTTGTTTCTGGATTCAATCTTTCTAATGCTTCTTGTTTCTCAGCCTCAACTTCTTCAAGTGGTCTCATATTAAGTGCCTGTGCTATTTTATCATCAGTCATAGTATTATTTATCCTTCGGTGGTCATCTTCCAATCACCGTCTTTGTTTACCCAGGCGCAAGATTTTCTTAACACTGATGTACTAAATCTATGATCTCGTTTATTAAAGAACAGTTCAATATCTCTTTTACGACAAATATCTTTTCCTGTAAATTCTTTGTCTCTATATTCTTCACCTAATATACGAACGTGTATTGTATATAATTCCAATATATCTTCGAGATCTCTTTCCGTCGAATAAGGAATAATTTCATCAACATAGCTTATTGCTTTTAGTTGTGTATACCTTTCGACAATAGTTTGGATAGGCCGGTTCTTTTCCTTTGGTCTATCAAGGGCAGGATCTTGTTGTAACCCCACAATTAAATAATCACATTGCTCTTTTGCATCTCTCAGCATTTGAACATGTCCAGCATGAAGTAGGTCAAAGCTACTACAAGTAAATCCAATTTTCATAATATTCTTCCTTCTTAACTTGGTTCTGTATCAGAGATTTGCTCGATAAAGTCCCAATTATCATCAAATTCAATTAAGCTATAATCAACAGTTTGTGTTATGTCTGAAGTCGCAACGTTATTAGCAGTCGACCCAGGTTGCATTGTTTGAAATTCTTCAAACGTTGTATTTGCAAGATCAGTACTTGCATAACGAACATCAATAAATTTAATTGTGTTCTTATCCTTTTCAGGTCCGAAGAACCATCCTTTCATTGTAAAGTTTAATGTATATAATATACTTCTTCTTTGTGTAAAGGCTTCTTCATAAATATCTTCTGATTGCACATCATTCAAAATTAGAGGTACATCAATTGGCTCTAACCCAGTAATTAAATTTACTGTGCTTGTAAAATCAGGATTAAAGAATGGTAAAATTTGTTCTAATAGTTTAACTGCATCTTCATTGTATTTTGCCATAATGTATAAACTAAATCCCATATTATATGGAGTTCCTGAATATACAAATCTACGACCACCGTTTGCTTCATCAACTACTTTCTTTCTTATTTTTCTTGTAGGAGCAACTTTTCTTTCTGCATCATACTGAAAGCTTGTTAATTCAAAAGACATACGAGGTAATGTAATCGCGTATGGTTGTCCTCCTATAGGCTGTCCTCTTGCGTCTGTTGTTGCACCACCTTGTAATGCAGGATCTTGGTCAAGACGAACTAATATCTTTTGATAAGGCGCATATGATATAGGTACAATTTGTCTCTGACTCAATGTACCATCAGTGCTTGCTCTACGAACTTCTAATTGATTAAAATATGTACCAAATAATGCAACATATTTACGAATCGTAGAATTATAAAAATAGTTTGCTATTGCCATTAGTTATCACTTATTTGTATATTTTCACTGAATGGATCTACTTCTGAGAAATCTAATATACTATCGCCTTCAACTTCGAAGTCAAGGTTACGAGCAAGATCATCGGTAGTTGAAATTGCGTTGAGTGTTGCGTTATTTGCATCAACAATTATATCTGTATTATATTCAGCAAAGTAGTCATCAATATTAGGACGACCTGTATTGAATCTTTGATTGCTGTATTCTATTAATTCACATACCATATCATAGACTTGTGTTTGTCCCATTTGATAGAATATGCTTTCATGCTCAACATTCTTAATTTCAAAAATCTTTTCATTAAGTGGGAAATAAATTAGATCGCCTTCTCTTGGGCGAATAAGATCAACAACTTCTCGAGTCACGTGTCTTTCAAAAGTTCTATTAGCAACAGTAAGTGTTAATTGGTCTCTTATTTGTAATCCAAACTTAGATAGGAAATCACCTTCTCCTTCAAAGCCTTCCATATTTTTAACATAGGCTTCAAATTCAAAAGTTTCGTTATACTCTGGAAAGTCATCTTCATTGAATATATTATCACGGCCTTTAATTGCTCTTGTAATGTAAATGACATCAACACCATATTGTTTGATGGATTCAATTACTAAATCATCAATTAAAGTTTGCTCTTGAATTTGAGCATAATTATTAAAGAATACATTAGTTGCCATGCTCTACCCAATATAATTGTATGATAGAGGTTGTAAATTATTGACGGCATCCTCTTCCATTAATCTTCTTTCCTCACGGCCGTCTGCTAAAATTTGTTCCCCGTTAAATGATACTCCTCCAACTAATTGCATTCCGCTGAATTTAGTTAAGTTTGACCCCCACTGCTCTTTAATTAAAGCAGAGGTATAATTTTGTAACCAACGATCTGACCACACATCAGAATATGTAGAAGCATCTATTACATCATAAGCTTCAATAATAACATACTCACCTACAACTAATAAATCCTTATCCATATCAATGTATAATCTGTTTACATGTTTATTATATCTTATTCTTGGTTTACCTACAAGCATTTCTGATAGGAATTCCATGTGAGACATTGCCATATAATAATTTGTAATATTATAGCCTGTGATATCTTCAAGGTTATTTAAAACAAACTGATACTGCACATTAAAGATACCTGAACCGGTTGAAATACTTGACTGCATATTAAAGATGCCTGAAATACCAAGTAATGTTGACGGTAAAGTAATGTATCCGTTATCTTTGTCAGTTTGAGTTAACTGATGTTTTAGGTATACTAATTGACTTCCATTGTAATGATAGTCTCTCCAATAATCTATTGCTTCGTCAATACGATCTTCAACTTGCTCATCAGAAACATTAATGTCAATGACAGGCGCGCCAAGCTTTCTTAAAACCCAGTCTTTAAATTCGTTTCTTGTTGTTGGTTGCGCCATTTTAATTTACTCTGTTATTTTTATTATTTATCTTAATCAGTTTCTGAATCCTCTGACCTTGCATGCAATCTAGGATTACTACTACTAACATAAGGTTTGTTAAAAATTAGTGTTTGTGTAGTACTGTCACTTCTTGTTACTAATATTTCTAATCTATAATAACCACCTGATGTTAGTACTGCAGTAGCAGTATCTGAAGCAGGATTTCCTGGTGCATCAGCGCTTACACCTAATTCAAAAAATTGTGAATTGCCTGCTGAGCCACCATATACTTGTGGCTTTATAGTTACGTAAGAATCTGTAAAGGCCCCGTTAGTGAATTGGGTAACTGAGGTTGTTACATTAGTTCCTGTAGTCGAATAAGTAGTTTTCGTTTCCTGGGTGAAGAAATCAGCGTTGTAAGCAACCCATCTTGCTTGTATATTAGTAATAGAACTTGAAGAAGCATTACTTAATGATACGGTTCCAGTAGTAGGTGCCGCCTTTTGAGTAATTGTAGCAAGTGAATTATAAGTTGAGGTCCAAAAGGCGCCGGCAGCATTAGTTCCTGTGTGCTCGACATGATAATTATTACCTTCTGCACTAAAATCTCCAGTACCATAAGTAGTGCCAGTTGATCCAAAAGCTTCGCTCAGGCCGCAATAATCAGCAAGCGTATAACTTAATTCAGAAGTATTAGACCAAACAAGAGAAACACGAAAATGAGAATTTGCATCATCTCCTCCGCCTCTATCGTCGTCTTCACATTGTGCAACCATTAAATCGGAAGGTATCGTTACTGTAGTTGAACCACCTGCGCTTGTATCTCCACCAAATCCGAAGTCCCCTGTGCTTCCGAGTCCTGTTGAGCCAGTAACTTTGGATCCTATAATTGTCATTTGTGTATGTGTAGGCATAATTTTTCCTTAAGCGGTTCCGATCCAATATACTTGATAATAACCAGTCGCAACTATATTTGAACCATTTGATGTTGAAGATATTTCTGCTTTAAAAACACCGTCTGTATCTGCATACGAATTGACTGCTCGAGTATCTTTATATTCAAATGTTCTCGTTTGATCTAATGATAACCAAGTATTTAATGAATCACTTTCAGTAACATCCAAATTAGTTCCACTATAATTAGTTACTCTTATATAATATGTTTGTGAAGGTGTAATATTATTCCAAGTAGTAGTACTGAATAAGTATTCTCCATTACCTGAAACATTATTAGGAGATTCATATTTGTAAACATTGCCGTCTGACTTAAATCTCCAACCAGCAATGAAAGGAGCAATACCTGGGTCATCACGTAATCTTTCAGGACTTGATGTAGTACCATCAAGAGTTACAGCCTCTGAAGGTTGAGCATTCTGTGCAGAGAATCCTACTGCAGCTGCATCGATTCTTAATGGCGAATCTGTAATTTCATGAAATGTTATTTGCCATTTGCGATAAGTTGACCAGGTAGGTTCTGTGTTATTTTCCCAATTGATAGCTGATGAAAATGTTGGAGTATGAGCTGAAGTTGTTGTATCTAATAATAAAGTACAAGTAGGCTTACCGCTAGTACCAGTACCTGATTCTGTAAATGTTGTGTCAGCTGACAATACACAATTCATTACAGGATTTTCAAAACCTATATTATTTGTGGCTGTGGCGTTTATTGGCCTAAAGGCGCCATAATTACCTTGCATATCAGCAATGTTTACAAGTTTGCGATCGTTATCTATGACCTCTGTGCCCGATACTTTAATTGCCATTATTCATCTTCCCCTATTAAAAATCCGACTGCTATTTTTCTATATACGGCATAATTTTCTTCCTCTTGTTCTGCAGCATATTCCATTTCTTTAACTGTTGCATATGTCTCAATAAAAACATTAGCTGATGCAGTGTTGGCGCTCATTAAATAAGGACCATTCAAATAATCAAATGATTCAGAAAACTGAGTATTTGTTGTGTAAACTATTTGTTTGTAAGTTCCTTTATGTGGCATTATTATTTCCTTATGGTGAGTGGTCCGCGCCGATCTCGGCCGAGATGGATACTAATTCAGTTTGGTCCGAAGCCTTTCTAATCTTTAATGTACCATGAAGTTTAGATTCACCTCCGTCATCATTAGATTCATCGTATACTTTCCACTCTCTACTAGAGCCTAAAGATTGCCATGTATTATTGCCTGCCGTTGATTGGTCTACCCCACTATTGACATTATGTGTGTAGTTAAAGTTACATTCGTAATCACTATTAGTTCCTGAAAGTAACCATACCCATCCGTTATTTGCCGTTCCGGTTGTAGTACCTGAACCCATTCCTGCTCCGCTTAAAGTTAATGTACCCCCAGCATTTAATCGCATTGTCGACTGGGAGTTTCCGGTAAGACTACTAGAGTTAGTATGAACATCAATACTAGATGGCAGCGAAACTAAACTGCTAGTAGTTCCGTCTCCTCCAAAACTTGTTGCTGTTACCAATATTGTAGTATTATCCCAAACCGTAAGACCTATTTGCCAATATCTTGCGGTTGTCCAATCTGGCTCAGAATCCGCTACAAATTTGAAATTAGAACCCCATGTAATATCATAACCTGATTGAGTTACATCTGTTAAGAATATACATTGCTTTCCAACAGCCTTATTTGTCATGTCGGTTACTGTTAGTGCACCAGTTAATGTAAGTAAATTAACTGGACTGTTTGCATCTAAAGTTATAGAACCACTTGAACTTTGTGTTGCTAAAGTAGGGTGTAGGTCGGTATAAAATCCAACGGCGTCTACAACATCAACAAAATTTCTATTGTCATCTATAACTGTTGTACTGTTTACTTTAATTGCCATAACTTATTCCTTAAAGTCCCGGAGTGTTTCCATAATCTGCTCTAAGCAGCATGCCGATTGATACCGAAGCTGTAGAATAAAATGTACCTTCATTAGCAACTAATTTAACTCTAAATGCAGGTGACGTAAAACTACCAGACACTTCAGAATCTGAATTGAAGTTTGGATTATTTGCTGCCATCCAACCAAATGTCCGATATCCACTACCAGAGGGAACAGAATAATATGTTCCTGAGGTGTATCCATCATCTTGAGGTCGAGGACCGTAAGTTGCTTGGTTTGTTGTTCCGCTAGTATAGAAGGTACCGTTATATTGTGCTTCTACGGAACTAATGTTTGTCATACCTGTATAATCTAAATCAGCTGAATATGTAGTGGCCATTGCTTGGGTATTACCGCTCGCCCATTCCACAAGAACTTTGTTACTTGCTGAAACATGTTGAAATCTAACCCAACACCATGCTTGCTCAAAGCTTGTGCCAAAGTCATACTCACGGGTGTCCCATGTGTTTAAAGGCCACTCCGAATCGAATGATGATGATACTGAACCTGGTTCGTTAAACCCAAGGGCAGTGGCTCTAATTGTTGTTGAGTTCCAACAAGTAAAAGAAATTAACCAATATCTTCTATTTGACCAAGTTGGTGTACCACCAGCAAAAATTACCTCTGATCCAAAAGTTGGTGTGTATCCGCTAGCTGATCTATCTAAGTGAACTGTAAGTTGTTTACCTTGAGCCAAACTTGTAGTTGAATAAGTAGTATTACTACTCATCGTAATTGATTGTACTGGGTTATTAAAATTGATTGTTGATGTAGTATTAACGTTTGCTGTTGGGTGTAGGTTAGAATAAAGGCCCGTTACACTATTCGGGAAAAACCCACGAGAGTCGTCAATTGCTGTTACATTACTTACTTTGATTGCCATCATCGTCTCCTAGACTATTAGCTTATAGTTTTATTTATATATTTTTCTATTAGTCTCTGCGGATAATGTCGTTTTCGTCTAAAATATCTCCAAGCCATACTTCAATTACTTTTGCTGGTTCTTTACCAACATTAGTTGCTTTATGCCAAACATCTTTCGGAATATCAATACTTTGCCCTTTAGAATAAATGTAAGATTTTTTATATCCACCACCAAAATCTAATTCCATAAGAATACTACCAGAAACAACATGCCAATGTTCGGATCTATGAAAATGTTTTTGGTCACTTAATGATTTGCCTGGGTCAAAAGATAATTCTTTTACTTGCCAAGTTCCGTTTGTATCTAAAACTGTATATGTACCCCATTTACGTTGAACCGTTGGTTGTGACCATTCCTTTAATATCCAACTTGATGAATTCTTTTTATTTTGTCCGCCAACACCAAATTGAAACTCAACTCCTTCTACCGCCATCTCAGGAATGTTATCTGATGTTCTATCACCTCCATTTACGAATACAATGGTATCATTAGGGTATAACAGTTTAACTTGTTCTAGACAATGTATTGCGCTTCCATCTTTATCGTCAAATGATATAACTTTATCAACACAGCTTAATGCTTCAACAATTGCTGCTCGTTCTTCATAAGGCATAAAGTATCTGCCTTTCTTTCTTGCAAGCCATTCATCAGAATTAACACCAACAATTAACCTTATGCCACAACAGCTTGCTTCTTTCAAATATTCAATGTGACCAGAATGTATTGGATCAAATCCACCAGTCGCGACTACAGTAATCATTCCTCTGCCTCCATAAAATAATCCCATACAAAATTACATTCTACAGGCGGAGCTTGAAATTTTCTAATTGTGTCTCTATCTATTACATCAGGATGAATAAACCAATCTTCATATGGATGAATATTTGTAAATCCAACATTTGGTACAACCAATTCATATCCTAATTGAAATAATATCTGTCTTGCTTCATCCCTTCGTTTTCCACCTAGTCGGTAAGAATCGTGTTCAAAAGTAATGACTCCAAATTTAACTTCGTTAAAAGGAATACGCTTTAATATGTCTATTGAAGCTTCATCACAATCAATTTGTAAATAATCTACGACTGGGCCTACAAGATGTTTTTCAAATAAATCCACATAACCGATTTCAGTTGCATCTGCACAGATGACTGTATTATTTCTGTTCTCTTTGAATTTATAACATAAAGCTTCAGAGTTGTCAATAGATATTCCGCTCCAACCAAACTGTTCTAATAGAGCTGTATTGTTATGTATAAAAGGATCTCCTGAGCCAATCTCTAACCAAGAACCACCTTCCTTTCCATTATATGCTGATAATACAAACATATCTTGAAAATGTTTTGAATAATTCTTTTCAATTGTTTCTGAATGTTGAAACCTATATTTAAATCTTTCATAATCTTCGTGTTTATATTGAATGGTGTCAGGATAAAAGATTTGGTCTAACTTTTCTATACATTTTTGTTTTAGCTCAGGATACAAATTATGTCTATATACTAAATCAAAAAATAAATGCTTTCCGTTTTGTTGACCACATATATACCATGTTGCCAATGCTTGATAATATAATAAGTCTTGGTACTCTTTATCTGATTGTTCAAATTGTAGTGCAGTGTTTGCATGCATCAAAACCTTTTTCCACTGAGCACCACCTTCATAAAATTTACATAAGTAATAGTGAGCCGTTGTTCTTGTAGGATCTAAAGCAACTGCATCAAATAATGCACCTTCTACTGTATAACCTCTGTCTCTTTGCCTATCATAACATAACGCAATACCAACCATGCAATCATATTGTAAATCTTTATCATCACTAAGATCAGCAGCTTTTAAATATAAAGATACTGCCATTGCTCCTTGTTCTAATTGGTCATATTCTTTAGCAAGTTCAAAACATTTATATGGATTCTTTGGATCCATTACATGTGTTTCTAATGCAGTCTGTATCATAATCTATCCTTTTGCCACAAAGTCAAAAAATAATTTATCGGGCATTCTTAATATAAATGTTCCATTGTCCTGATATCCAAACGCAATAATAACTTCACCGTTTAAGAATATCATACCTGTCGCAAACTCAATATTATATTCATATCCTGTAGTTGGATCTATTTGAGTACCCATAAAATGAAAATCTTTAGTATGATGAATCATATTCCAATCTTCATCCCATACAATTACTCTATGATTATAATGTCCATCTTTTCTTGAAAATGCGTCTCTTGTTAAATCGACTTCATGAGTAATAGTCATTCTTCTACCTTCGCCGATTGGATATACCTGAGTACCACCTCTTAAGTCTCTAGGCAATTGATATGTCTTACTGCTATCATGTACTACAGTTGTTGTTGTTCTTGTATCAATATCATACTTAATAACTTCAACTGGGTTACACCACTTGACAAAGTGCCACGGCATATCAATAATTGGCATCCAATTCTTTTCACAAAAAGTATTATCTTCACCTGGTGCAGGAATAGGATGTCTTCCTATTTCTTGCCATTCATTATCAATATATTCTATTTCACACATTTCCATTCGACCTGTTCCTTGGTCGTCGTATGCATCTCTTCTTACACCACATAAAAATAATCTATCATCCCAACTAAATAAACGACCATCTTCAAGACCAATAAAGTTCCAGGTAGGTTCACCTGTATCTAAATTCATTTTAATTCTACTTGCTGAAACGACATTAAATTCGTAATCCAACTCTGTCATAATATTATGAGTTGTTAAACTAATATCGTTTTCTGGATGTAGGTATTGTAAAGGTCCCCATGTATGAGGAAACTTTTTACCTTCTGAGTGGTATAAAGTATAGTTAACATGACGAACATTCATCAGAACCTTTCCATTATGTATGAAAATGGAAGGATTCATAATACCTGTTTCGCCGGTTAAATCTGATGGAAGTGTGATTGGTTGTATCTTGCCGCCTCTTTTTAAGGCATAATGCACCAATCCGTGATGCCGTAAATCATGCATAAAAGCTCCATAATGTAAATCAAAAACTTAGTTTAAGACCAAGGTACTGCGCGTTCGGTCGTTACTAAACTATTTATTGACTCTTGTATTTTTAAATTGTAAGCATTAATAGAATCTTCAGAGTTGAGAGTGTTTAACCATCCCACAACCTTTTC